GTGGCGGCTCGATTCCGTTTGTTTCATTTGACACAACGGAACTGCTCTCCGATGGCATCTGTGCGGACAGTGTTGAGTTCCTGAGACCGTGAGCCAGGATGGATGCTCTAAGTGCTTCCCAATCATAGTTTAGGGTATGTGGTACAATTTCGTCTACATCTTTTTTATAGGTATCAATAGGGAGGATACCTTCGGCGTATTTAGTGCGATGGAAATACCCACACTTTCCTTTCTCAATGGCAAGTTGATTAGATGCCTTAAGCAGATAATATTGGAATGCCTCAGTCAAACCATGAACAAGATGTGCAGCAGCACCATCAGAATATTTAACTTGATGACGAGCTAACCAGTGTGCAAGACCGATGTAACCAATGCCCAATGAGCGGCGATTCTTGGTGGATTCTCTGGCAGCTGCCACAGGATACCCCTGATAGTTAATCAACTCGTCCAGCGCCCTCACAGATAGGTCACAGAGCTCTTCTAGGTCATCAAGATGCTTGATCTTACCGACGTTGATAGCAGAGAGAATACACAGGGCAATCTCACCCTCTGGGTCATCAATATGCTGCAGTGGTTTGGTAGGTAGTGTAATCTCTTGACAGAGGTTACTCATCCAAACTTTATCCTTGAAAGAAGAATGCTCATTACAGTGGTCAATATTCATAATATAAATGCGACCTGTCTCAGCACGTTCTTTAAGAAGGTCAAGGAAGAGTTCTTGTGCTCCAATAGTTTTTCTTGGAATAGACTCATCTCGTTCATAAACCATATAGAGATCGTCAAATCCAGCAAGACCAAAAGCATCAGACAGACCAGGAACGTCGTGCGGACTGAATAGTGAAATGGTTTCGTTGCGGATGAATCGTTCATAGAACAACTTGCTGATTTGAATGCTGTAGTCTAACTTACGAACGCGGTTATCCTCTGTTCCTTTATTATTTTTTAGTACTAGGATATCCTCTATTTCTCTGTGCCAGATTGGGAAGTGGACTGTCGCGCTTCCGCCTCGTATACCATTTTGCGTACAGCAACGGACAGTCGCTTCAAACTTTTTGAGAAACGGTATAACTCCAGTGTGAGCCACTTCGCCCCCTCGTATTTTGCTGTTGAGAGCACGGATGCGACCTGCGTTGATGCCGATGCCCGCCCTCTGTGCAACGTATCTGCCAATAGCCATATCACTGCTAAAGATACTATCGAGGGTGTCATCGCTATCAACAAGGACACAGCTAGCAAATTGTCTAAGCGGAGTCCTAACTCCTGCGAGGATGGGAGTCGGCACGTTGATTTTGTGCTTGCTGATTGCGTCATAGTATTTCCTCACATATGACAGACGAACTTCTTTGGGATATTTAGCGAAGATGGTGGCTGATGCCAACATATAAGCGTATTGTGGTGTCTCAAAGACACTTCCAGTGCTTCTGTCTTGTACAAGATACTTGTCATTAACCTGTCTAAGGCCCGCGTAGGTGAACAAATAGTCTCGGTCATGGTCAATGAAACTATTGATTTTATCCCACTCTTCATCAGTGTATTGACCACTCAGACTCTTATCATATACACCAATGCGAATACCCTGATATAGATGGTCTCCTACTGAGGGGAAACCGTTTTTCCAATCAGCTCCAAAGACTTGCTTATATAGACCGAACAGCAGAAGACGAGCAGCAACAAACTGATAGTTTGGAGACTCAAGTTCAATAAGGTCACTAGCTGACCTAATAAGGATTTCTTGGATTTCATTAGTGCTGATGCCATCATAAAACTGAATGCCAGACTGTATTTCAACTTGCGATGGTGATACTCCTGCGAGTCCACCACACGCACATTCTACCATGTTGTGAATCTTATCAAGGTTAAGGGATTCTGTAGAACCGTCACGCTTTTTAACTTTGATACCGTTACTCATATTTTCTTCCAAAGATTAAGTTTTACTTTTGCTTCTAAACCTTTATAGGTGTTACATTTTACCACAGATTGAACATCATGTCCAGCGAGAAACATATCATTAATATCTTTCTCTTTGATATTGTCTGGCCAGATTACAATGCTTTCTCCTTTGTCAATACACCTTTCGTATCGTTGTACGATTTGTTTGTTTCTTGGTTCGTTGTCGTAAACAAATGTAATACTAGGGTAGTGTACCCTATCAAGTACAACATCAGCGCCACACATCGCCAATCCATTAGACAAGAAAAGAGAGTCGAACGGACCCTCTGTAACGTAGATGTTTTCATTTTTGTTTATACGATCAAGTCCAAATAGTTTAGGATATTGCTTATCCAAGATGGTAGTGATATAGCGAAGGCTTGCATTCTTGTTAAGAGACCTTGCTTGATATCCAAATACATTTCCATCTTCCGAGATTAGTGGGAGTATAATACGTGCTTCTTTAATTGTGTTTTGATTATTCTCCCAAGCGTTGAAGTCTTCTGCGTAATAGAAGTTTGAGAAATGAATCTCTGGTATCTTTCGGTTGAGCAGATATTGCTTTGCTGGGTGTGTAGTATTTAGCGATTCGATACTTGACAGTTCGCTAAAAATATTTTTCTTAAATACTGGTTTGGTAACAAACAGTTTTAAATCAGGTGTCTTTACCTGATAGTTTTTACCAGTCATACCCTCTTTGTATCTCTCCATGACATACTCATCGTGGAGATTGACACTCTGATCCTTCAGAAACTGAGAGAAGTTGCGCGTGACTCCACAGTTGTGGCACTTGAAAACAAAACTATCTCTCATAGAAAAGAGATAGCCTCGTGCTTTATTCTGCTTCTTCGCTGAGTCACCACAGTAAGGGCAACGGAAGTTGTAAGTGCCTTTCTTTTTTTCTGTAAACTTTTGAAGTTGGGGAGAGACCAAACCAATATACTTGGTATCAATATAGTTCATTTCGATTGTTGGATGGGCGCTCCTCTTACTGTAGCATCTAGTTTTTCTATTGTCAAGAGGTTACCAAAAAAAGATGCCGATCCAACGACTACCACAGCAGCAGTAGCAATACCCATAGTTAACCAACGAAACTTTGAAAGGTCTTCAACTTTCTGTTCGAGTTTTACTAACTTAGAATTAATACCTTTAATTAATTCTAAAATTGCTGCGTCTGCTTTATCTACTTGTTCTAATCTATTTTCATGACGCTCAAGAATGAGGGCAACTGCTTGGTTACCCTCACTGATTTTATCAACTGCTCTCTCAAGTTTGTCAAGCATCTCCTTGGAGAGATCTTCGTATATTTGAAACTTGGCTTCTAAAACTTCTATGTCTTTACCAACTCCAAACATGACTTCTCCTATTAAACGTTGCGAACAGCAAAGTCAAGAGCTTTTTGATAAGTTGTTGCACTCATGTTTAACATGACTCTAAACTTATCTCTATTCTCTGGTGATAAACCTTCATAGGTAGCAAGAATTCGTTTAGCATCAAACATGCCTATTCTACCTGCTGTGCCATCATTGAATACAAGATTAGCAAATGATGTTTCTGGATCTCTACCGTATGCACTGCCCTCTTGTGCTACTTTTAAAGCAGTAGTAAATACATCTACACCACCAGCAGAACCAGTTCTGGGGATGGCACCAGTCACAGGGCTCTTATTCCAATCAGTAGACATTTCCATCTCCGAAATAACATTACCTTGAGGGTCAAAAGAATTTTTTTGAACACCAACTTGCTTGGCAGCTTTTTGTTGCTTCTCTGCTGCTTTCTTCTTAAAGTCCGACATACGAGCGCGTAGAAGAGTTTGCATCTCTCCTTGCTTGTCTTGCATCTTTGTCTTAGCATCAGTGCGCTTTTTTTGAAGCTCCTTTTTTGCTCTCATAGATTTCTGAGCAGTAATTTGTTTCTGCGCTTTTTCAGTATCAGAAGTTGCTTCAGAAATAATTTCTTTAATATCTTCAGACATTTTAGTTTTCCTCCTAGTCATTACTCTTTGGATTAGTTTTCTAGCACCTTTTTTGCGACCATCAAGTTTTTCATCTTTGGTCTTTTTCAAGTTTTTCTTTTTCTTTGCTGTGTTAACAAAGACAAAGGCAGGAGGAAGTGCTAGTGAAGATCCATCACCTGCCATCATTTCATTTATATTAGCATTAACATCTTTAGACATTGTTCATCCATATCCTTTTTATCTACTTCTTCTGGCAATCTATTCAAAAATACCATAAATGCTTTTAATAACGGCCAGTATTGAGATTCTATTTTATAGAATAACAGCAACGTCGCCGCATTATTGAATACATTATACAAAGTAATAATATGATTTAATATTAAATGATGTTTCAACTCACCTGTAGTTTCATAACGTCGAAATAATCTCTTTATATATTTAAATTTTTGAAGGTCTTCTTCAAAGTCATCATATGTTACAGACAATGGATTGTCATAGTTTTTAATAGCAAATAACAACCAGTTGTCTGGTGTCAACTCATGAAAAATCATACATTATCAAGCGTAAGTTAATGAAGCACTATCAGAGATGACCTCTTCAGTTCCACCTTCAGATGTAATCTTCACACGGAACTTGTAACCATTCCAAGTTGCTTTAGCAGCAGCAGTGAGTGTGAGAGTGTCTGTAGTAGCACCAGTAAACACGCCTGTATTGGTGATGTTCGTCCAAGAAGTTCCTGTTGGAGTTTGACGCTGCCATTGGAATAGCAGTGTTCCAGGAGTGCCAGTTGTAGAAGTGGTAACTGCAAAAGTTCCAGTAAACGGAGTGGCAGCGCCAGTAACATTAGCGGGTTGACCAGTGATAGTTACAGCAGATGCTACATCAGCAGCAGGGTTATCTTCTGTTCCACCTTGAGCGGTGCCATAATCACCAGCGTTAGCAGCGGTCTGATTAGCAAACGCAATACACTCTGCCTTATGGCGAGTGTTTCCATCTCCATCGGTATAGGTTCTGTACAACCACCAACCTGGCCACTTGAGACCACGAACCTTGTTCTCATTGAGAGCAGCTTCGGTGTCATCAACGAAGATGAAGTTTGTTCCTGATGGATAATGACTTTCGTGAAGAAGGCGAGCAGCAACTTCTTTTGGAGGAGTTCTACGAATAGCATTAGCAGCGGTAACAGTTCCAGTTGAACCAGCATATACCACTTTTAATTTTAGTGAAGTTGCTGACACTACCGACTCTACAACATATTGAACGCCGTTGAGAGAAAGAACATCACCATTCTGAACAAAGTTATTGGTTGCTCTATTTGTGAAATCACCAGTCGTGGTTACAGTTGTGCTACCATTAGTAACAGTTAGATTATTTGCCAACGCCTTTGCGTCGATTGTTCCGAAAATTGCCATCGGTTTCCTCTATAAAAATTTCGTATCCTAAAAGGTATTTATAAAAAATGAGATGCCGCAGCATCCCACCAAAATCCAGTTTTAAAAAATAATCAGCAACCTTTCATGAGAGCAGTTCTAACTGTCGTTGCAATTACGTTGTCAATGTCATTATCTGTCTTCTCAACATATCTGTCAAGTAGATCACATACAAGTTTTTTAGTATGGCAGTTATTGAGTGCTACAAAGATAATTGGTTTTACTAGTTCTACGATTGCGCCCATTGTTATATTCTCCAAGGAGTTTAAAACTATTTATGCTTTCTTTTTTGCCATGGCGGTAGCAGTTCCATACATTACATCTTTTGCTTTATCGCCATACTTAGATTTAAATGAACCAAACTTTTTTTTCATACCCTTCACAAACTTTTCTTTCTTAGCAGTTTCTGCTTTAGAAAGTTTCTTTTCTTCCAAAGATTCAACTTCTTCTTTCATTTTCTTTTTCTTGGAATCATACTTAGAGTTTTTGGCGTCTGAAGAAATCTCGCTACTTTCCTTTTCACCTTGCTCAGTTGGATTATCGTTGATTGATGGCATGATTTCGATCTTTGCTTTCTTGCCTTCATCTACAGCTTTTTTTTTAGCTTTGCCGTATCCCTCTTGAACTTCCGCTGCCTTCTCCCACATTTCTTTCACTGACTTCTTACCTTTTCTTGCACGTAGAAGTGCGAAGTCATGAGCATCTACCTTGCCGTTTTTGTTGGCATCAATCTTCTCCTGATTGCCTGGCATGTCTTTTCTTTCTGTTAGATCTTCTTCGCCATCCATTTCATAACCAGCCTTCACACAGTTATCAACTGTCTTGCCGCCTTTTTGTTTGGTGCCTGCTAACTTATATCCTTTCCAGCAAGCTTTACCATCAAGACCTTTTGCTTTTTCGATGATGATAGTTTCTCCATCTTCCATGACTACTTCATAAGTAGTCCCATCTAGTTCATCTGCCATAAGACCCTCTGCGCGATTTTGCTTTGAAGAGTTACAATCTGCATCACCGTGAACGGGGCATGATTTGCCAGCTCCTGTGTGATTGCACTTACTTTTCTCGGTGAGTTCTGTTACAGACCTCTCAATCAAGTGTTTTGAAAACTCATCAATCGTCATTTTTCTTTTGTCGTTTATTCTTATTTATAAATGCTTTAACTTTTTCCTTGTCAGATAATTTTTTTGTTTCGCAACCGAAATATTCTTTAATATCTTTTACCCAGGCACGAAACATTTTGCCCTCTGTGGTCACAGCAATAACATAGTTAACACCGCGTCTGTGAATCTTTCCTACTTCTCCATCAGAATTTTTAACCCAGTCACCCTCAGCAAATACTTTGCCAAGCATGTAAGACTTCTGTTGTGATTGTTGTAAGATGTCTTTCAGTGATTTCATAGTGTTTTATTGATATTTATTTAAAGTTATCAGGTAATCTTGTTCTAATCTCATCCATAAGTTTTTTGCAGTCAGTATCTTTTAATGCAGTGGGGATACCTTGCCTAAATGTTTTAAAATCCGCAGCAAACGCAGCTCGTCTCATTTTAGTTCCAGAGATTGCAAAAGTATCTCCATCAGCATCACGGTCTCCCGATGAAATGATATCTACTTCATTAAATGAAAAATCTTTACCATTATAGTTCTTAATCCATTGCATCGCTTGCACTCTATCAGACCCAACAACAAAATATGCATTATCATATCCTAATGATTGAATCTCTTTAAGAATACTAACAGGGTCTTTTGCAGTGGCACTACTGAATATTTTGCCCTTATGTTCTGGCAAAGATTTATTCATGTATGTTAGTTTAACATCTGGTGGCAAAGGATTGTTGCCTTTCTTATCCACTGACTGACTAATGTATATGCGATAGTCATTGAAACCAGCGATTCTTTTTAAGTTAGCAAAGTTATCTGCATGACCAGTAGTGCATGGTTGAAATCTACCAAATGTAAAGTAACAGCTTTTGTAATCTATTAAACTCATTTTTTCCAGTTCTTTTCTATGGTGAAATTGTTTTTGCTAAACTCAATACGATTAACCAACTTCACCATATCTCCATCTTGATGGAGAACATAACCTTCAGGAGTAGTAACTTTGTATCCCCCATCAATCTCAACAAAAGTTCTAAATTGTTCTAATCCATCCAATTTTTCAATGATGAATAACTTTGCTTCCTGAATAGTTTTATACAAAGCAACGAATGCTTTAAATTCTCGTTCATGATCTTCTAAGTATTTAATACCACTATAAAGAAAATCTCTTTTCTTTGTTTGAGCAGCAGCAGTTTTAACTGAGCTTATTTCTTTATCCATCTTTTCTTTATAGAACATGGCAAATGATTTCAAAGTGTCTTGCACATTTGTAATCGTTCTCGCTGCTCTGATTTCTGCATTGAAAAATGGTTTTAGATACGAGCCAACAAAAAATTTTGCATCTCCTGTTGTTCCAGAATTTTCTACAAGATAGTCATGAAAGTCAGAAGAAGTATCGCACATTCTTTTTATCTTATCAATATATCTATTGAATGTTTGTTCTTCTGGTGCAGTAAATGATACTTTCTGAACTTGTGTATCATTAGAAATTACTGCTACATCTGCTACAACATTAAAATTTGATATTTCAACTTTAGGTCTGGCAGACATATCTGCAAGATCTGGACCACCAGCATAGTGAGTATGAAACACAACTCCTATTTTTGCTTTGTCAACTATCTGTCCTATGGGATGATCTTTCGGTATACCATAAGTAATAGTATTTGGTCTGAATATTATAAGTTCCTCGCCGTCTACTCGTTTAGTTTTTTTGTCGTCAGTAAATAAAAGATCTCCCTGAATAACTCCAGTAATACCAAGTTTAGAAAAATACTTCAAACAATCTTTAAGTTTTTTATTTAATTCACCTTCATACATCGAATCAACATCATCTGATGTATAACATATTTTGGGATCTTTTTTGTTAAACACTGATTTAGTTCCGACAAAAAAAGTTCCTGTCATAGGATCTTTACCACAAACCACAGATGGAGCTCCATCCCATTTTGTTTGTAAAAATCCATTTGTTGATTTCTTGCCGATCATATCTTTTAATTCGGTAAGAAAATTTACTACAGCAGCACATCCAGACGAACCATAGTTTAATACTTCATCTTCTAAATGTTCTAAGTGTTTTAACTTTACTACATTTGCCATTATTCAAGTTTATAGTTTACTGTGCCATATCCAGCATCAAGTTCATCAATCGTAGATTTAGCTCCATCAAATATAATATTAACGGTTGATGATTTTTTAACATTAAAATATACTTCACCTGTATTTAGAAACTTAGTATCATCCATATGCAACTGGAAAAATGATTTTCCAGCCATAATACTTTTCAAACGATTTTGCAAAGCGGGAGTAGTTGATACTTCTATATTTAATCTATCCGATATTATTCTGGAAAAAACTGATGATATTGATGTTGGCAAAACCCGTCTATTGTTAAATGTTGATAATTGTGTATACCCACTTTGAGATTTTAAATCATTTACTTTAGTAACTATATCCCTATAAAGGCTAGCAGAATCTGCCGATAAATTTCCCTGTTTCAATTCTCTAAAAAATACTTCTGGATCTATAGTACTATTCATTATTTCTTTAACTCCACAATAGTACAATGCTTTTCTACCTTTATTTTTATAGTCAGATACAGATTCACATGTTCGTATCAATTGTTTTACAATAGAATCTTTTGGCAAATTAACTATACCGCTTTCCGATTTATTATCTACTACAAGTGGCATAATATTATTCCATATAGAAGCGAACGCACCCCTACCAAACTTACTTGATATACATGCTCTACTGCCATTCGAATAAATGAAGGCAGAATCTATACCACCAAATGAAGGATCATCAGGAAGAACAAATTTACTAAACCCCTCATGAATAATTCTTTTACTAAAGATATCAGAACCATATCTATTTTTCAAAGCAAAATATCCTGGCAACAACTCACCCAAATAAATACCAAGCAATTTTTTATCTTTTTCATGTATGCCTGGAATCCAGTTAAACTTATTATTGACTTGACTACCAGTGACTCCCATGTTATCGATAAAAAAATCAGATACTTGTTCCAATACATGATCAGGAACAGCTGCAGAAGATTCAAGTCCAGAAAGAATAGATGTTCCCATATCATCAGCACTTTCAAATATTCTACAAGCAACATTTGCCTGCCCATTTAAATAATCTAAAGTTTCTAATTTAGTTCCCTCAGCTAACTTAGAAGCTGTTGTACTCCAACTTTTCCAAGAACCTTCTTTGGGTTTATGAATATTACCAATAGGAAAATATCCACTCTTCGCACCATTATCATAAACTATTGCTAAACGAGAATTATATTCATTCCCACCATGAACTGTGATAGAAGACCCGTCCGATAATCTTTCAGATGTTTTTGTATCTGGTCCTGGAGAATAAACATAATTAGTATCTTTAGTGGTTTTAGTATCTGCCTTAACAGTTGTGTTAACTGTTTTATTTTTATAATACTTCTCCCAAGCACTTTTACCGCTACTTGCTGGCATAAAAAAACCTCCCTATAGGAGGTATTTATTATTAAAGGTCGTTAGCGACTCGGTTTTCACTTCGCTCAATACTAAAGGTTCCTTCTGGATATCGTGCCGTTAGTTTTTCAAAATTCATTTGAAGGACTTGTTCAAGTGAAATATTTAAACCTACACATGCTTGAGCAACATACCACATAACATCACCAAGTTCACGCTTCAAATGAAACAAGTTTTCTTGATTTACTGGTTTACCTTGGAAGACAATCTTCTTCACAATCTCAGTAAACTCTCCAGCTTCAGCAGACATTCCTACAGCAGCAGTAAGCAATCTCTCGGTAGGAAAATTTTCTCTCTGAAGTTCTGC